CGGATTTTATAATCTCGTAGCATCCATGCGCGCCAATTGGCGCGCATGAAAATCAACTAAATTGGAGTAAAACATGAACAAAAAACAGGCGCACGAGATTCACGGCGGATTGACCCAAACGACAAACGGAGAAAATCGCATGAATACATTAGGTTGGAGCAGTATCAGATCGATCGGCAAAGCCGATAACGCTAATCGTTGGTATCCCAGCGCCGACGTCGCGCCGTACTTTAGCAGCCTGCGCGCACCGTCGCGCGCATGGCCGCATTCGTACGCCAAGGCAGCGCAAACGAAGAAATTTGCTGCCTGGTTGCTGGCCAATCGCCCGGAAATCGCTACTCGTCTGGGGGTAACGGTATGAGAGAGGAAACGCTAGGCGAAGCAATCGCGGCGCTCGTGTGCTGCGGTATCGGTACGGCGCTGCTGCTGGCGCTCGGTATTTTAATTTAATCAAGAGGATAAAATCATGGATATCATTCGCAAGTTTAAATACTCGCAGTTTGACACCGGTTGGGCCGTGGTCGATGACGACGGCGACGTGCAGGCGTTTTTTGACGACGTCGAAGGCGACGACGACGCGGCGCTCGCGGCGGCGCGGGATTGGGTGCAATCATGAGCCTTACACTTGAAGAACAGGAAAGAGCAGCGTTCGCCGACGGCAATTACGATCTCGCGCGCACGCTCGCTCGCGTGATTGAATTGGAGGACGACGCGTGCGAGCTGCGCGCGGCGGCGACGGACGACGCGCGCACAATCGAGCATATCCTGCGGATCCTGCGCGACGCGCTGGTTGATGACTGCTGGCGTGAGCGGGCGGCGGCGGCGCTCGCCGAGTAAAGTACTCGGCTTATAGCGCCCGGGCGGGCGCTATGAGGCGCGCACTGCGTCGATAACCTGGAGTCAACTAAAATGCACACGTACACAATGCATGACAGCAAAGGCCAGCCGTTCGGCGCGCCGGTATCCTATACGCCCATTATTTTTATTTGCGGCACCACCACGCACCGGCTGGCGCTCCACCGTGAGGCGGGCGCGGCGCCGGCGGCGTATCGTGAGTGGGCGGTATCGCACCCCATAATCGGCGCCAAGGTGTGCCGCGTTACCGGCACGGTCAGGGGATTACCGTGCAGCAGCAAGGGTTTAAACAGCAAGCAGGCGCGCGCGGCGGCGATGGCACAACTTGAGGCGCTGTGCGAGCGTATCGGCGGTGCGAAGTTTAACGACACGATTAAGCAGGTGCGACCATGATTATTACTCGAAAAACGGGGCTGGCGCTGATTCGCGCCAAAAAGGCGGTACGCGTTGGTCTGGTGACTTGCGGCACCGCAACGGGGGATCGCTTGTTTGTCTGCGTCACTCGTAGCGATTTGCAGCGGGCCGACCATTTTCCGGCGATTTATAGAGACCAGCAGGTGCAACCATGAGCGCGGCCATTGTTACCCGTTACCACGGGCCGACCGACACAAAAGGCGCGCGCGTGTCGGCGCGCATGATGGACGCGCGGCCCGTGTTCATCCCGTACGCGTACGAGTATAGCGAGCGGGACGCTCACGCGGCGGCTGCGGCGGCGCTCATGGCCCGCGAGGGCTGGCCCGTGGGCTGCCCGATGGCCGTGGGCGGGATGCCCGACGGCAGCTACGTGTTTGTACGCGAATGATCGCGCTCGGCGTGTTCCTGGTGCTGGCGCTGCTGGCCATCGTTTTTGACTTATAGGGGTGCAGAATGAAAAAATATATTCGACCATTTCGTATCGAAACGAACGGCGGGCGTATCGTCGGCCACGCCGGAGCAATAGAACAGGCAGAGTACATCGCCGGTAAAGGGCGGGGGCGGTGGGTGCTGCGCTGGTTGTACGGGAAATACATCGCCGTACGGCAGTACACATCATGATTTACGCGGCGATCGCGTTAATAATCCAATGGATTATTGACGTTCTGACGGAATAAAAAAACGGGCCGAAAGGCCCGTTTCCTATTTTACTATCCGCAGTGCATCGGCCAGCGGCGAGCTTCCCGGCGGCGATTCTACCAGGCGGCGCAGTTCCGATTTCGTCGCGCGCGCCAGCTCGGGCGCGCAGTAAACATGGCGGCGCGTGGAATACTCGGCGCTGGTGACGCGCCCGCAATCGAGCCATTGGCACTCGAGCAAGGCGTGGTGCAGGGCGGCGGCGGGAATCCGCTGGCCGGGGGCGAGGCCGGCGCGGAGCGTGAGGTCAGCGCACAGGACGTGAAAGGGGGCGGTGATGGCGCCAGCCTCGAACGGCCCCTCGCGGCCCCGGATCATCTCGCACAAAATTGATTCGGCGGGCGACTGGCCATTGGATATCAGGCTGAGCTTGTATTCAGTGATGGGCGGTGCTGCGGCCGGGTTGAACGCGCTCACGTCGCGGCGGTACAACCAGGCGGCGATTGCCTCGAAGCCGCCAGACTCGAACCAGCGCCACATCCGCTGGCCGCGCTCCGGTGGATCCATCCGGGGCAGGTCAGACCAGACACAGAACCAGCGCCGATCCTGAGTATCCAGCACGATCGGCACCCGGTCGTTGCTGGACGCGATGACCAGGCACCGGTTTACGACGTTGTAGGGGTGTTGCATTTTTTTATTAACGAGGATGGTTTCCGGCGGCGCGGCGATGATCGGTTTTAAATGGTTGGCCAGCGCGCGGCGGTCCTTGGCCTCGCTCTCGCGCAGTTCGTGCAGGATGATGACCTCCGATTCGTAGGCGTAGCCCCACTGCGAGTTAATGGTGTTGTTGTTCAGTTCGCCCTTGTTGCGCCCCTGACCGCATAGCGCCCACAAGAACGGCGCCCAGAACGTGTCTTTTCCGGAGCCTTGATACCCGGCGATCAAAACGGCGTGGTTGATTTTGGTGCGCGGTTGCTGGAGCTTGCACGCCATGACGTCGTAGATATGCTCGCGGTCAGCGCGCTCGGGGATCAGGGCGGCGCAGTGGTCGAGCCAGAGTGATATGTCGGCCTTCAGTTCGCGGTTCACCGGCGGGCGGGCGTCGCGCCACATGTTGCCGAACACGTCACCGTCGCGCGTCACCAGCACGTCGTCACCCGCTGAATAGGTGATGCCGACCAGCGCAGGCGCGCCCATCGTCTGGCGGTTTTCGTCAAAGCAAATCGACGCCTCGACGCGGCGAGACTTGCCCTTGGCGTCGGTGTGGATGGAATGGCATGGGATGTGCCGGAACAGGGCATTGAACACCGTGCGCGGGATGTGGTGGCGCTCCTGCATATCGAAAAACGCCTCGTCGGACAGCAGGTAAGCGAACCGGGTGTACCAGCCAGCCTTTTCGACGCGTCCGATCTCTTTGCGCTCAACGGCGGCGATTAACGCCCCGGCCTCGGTGCTAGCGCTGAACAGGTCACCGGGTTTGAGTTTGGCCAGCGTCGTGGCCATCACGGCGGCGAGCAGCTCGTCGCGCAAGCCGGTGGTGTGGGCGGGCCCACCCTGCTCGGCCACCCAGGCCAAAAAGCGGGCGCTGTTCCAGTCCTGACAGTGCGCGTGGAGACAGGTGTAGGCGCGGTTGACGGGCATGTAACGGCCTTCGATCTCGCCGGTGGTGTGCGCCTCGCTGTTGGGGCAGACCACGCCCCACCATCCGGCGGCGTTGCCTTGGGCGGTCAGGTGCCCGGCCTCGGACAGCCACGCCAGCACGTCGTCGCTGCCGTCGTCGTCGAGCGCCACCCGGCGCGCGGTGGCGGTGTCAGCCGGATCAGGTGTCACGCCCAAGGCGGCGCAGACCTGCTCGACGGTGAACTCGCGGTGCGGGTGGAACTCGGTCAGGATGGCGGCGAAGCGGTCGCGGCCCGGTTTGATGTTGACCGAACCGGGGATGCGCCAATTCCGCACGGCGTTGATCGCGCCGTCGTCGGTGTAGCCAGCAGCGGCGAAGGCACGCTCGGCAGCGGTAGCCACGGCCACCGGCACCTGCTCACTCAACACCCAGGCCCATTGGTAGTTGCCGGGTGAAGTTTCGATCTTCCATGTCGGCTCCAGCGGTGGCACCTTGCTCTTGGTGCCCACGTCATCGACGGCGAGGAACGTGACGTGAGTGCAATTGGCGGTGCTGGCTGAGATACCGCCGGTCATGCGGTCAAGGATGAAGCTGCCACTGCTGACATACCACGCCTTGCCCTCGGCGCGGGGGGCGTCGGGCAGTTGCGGTATCCACGCTTTCGTTTTTTGCTGGACAAAAAGAACAGTTTCGCCCTCGGGGGCCAAGCTGGTTACAAATTCGATAAAATCCATGCTATAGTCTCTCCTGTTGTGGTGGTTGTTTTGGCGGCTCACGGTCACTCCCCCGTGGGCCGTTTTTATTTACGGTGACCGCAAAACATTACCGGCCCCTGTCGGTGCGACATTTTATTTATCTGATCCATTTGCTTATCAGATAACTGCCGCCCCAATTCGATGCGGGCTAGGCACGAATCAACTATTGATCGTTCCATACTATTCTGATCTGGACGCTGGCTAAATTTATTGCCCGCGCAGATGTCTAGGCACTTTTCGTGCGCGCTTGCCAATTGCTTTTCGTAGTCGTTGTTGTCATTACCTTGAGCTAACGCAGCCTGTTTTTTAGCCTCGAAAAACGCGCCCGCGAAAATCATTTTCCATACCTCGTCATAATCTTGATCTCAACGGCCAACGGCAGACCAGCGGCCCACTCATCCGGAGTACACATCACGCTACGCATCCGCGCCACCGTTGCCTCGGCCATGCGCTCGGAACACTCGACAACAATCTCATCGTGGATATGCAGAATCACGTCCTCCAGTTGGCGCAGCGCGCCGCGCAATATGTCGTTCGCGGTTGCTTGGGTAGCGTTCTCGACGGCCAGCCCGCGCCACAGACGCGCGCGCGGCCACTCGGTCGCATCGGCGGCGGGCTTCCAGGACGCCTTCAGGTAGGACACCCCGTCGTTGTCGAGCTTGGCGAACGGGTAGCATAGCACCCGACCGGACGGCAGGGAATACCAAAGGTGCTGGCCATCATATAAATAACACACCCGGCCAGCATGGCACTCATGCCCCTTGCGGAGCAAGGCGCGAGTGTAGGCGGCTTCCAGGTCTTGGCCGTGCTTCATGGCCCAGGGGTTGGCGCGGCGCCAGGTCGAAATAGCGCGGGCGATCTCACCTTCGGTCATCTGCACACCGTAGACGCGCCCGAAAGTCTCGAACGAACCGGGGCCACCTAAGAAACCAAGCGCCAGCTCCTGCACCTTGCCGACCTGCCGCTGCGCGTCAGTTACTGCCTTATACCGGACGTTGAACGTCGAGGAGGCGTTGACTTTGTATGGGTCGAGGCCCAACCGGAACACGTCTAACTTGGCTTCGCCGGCGGGGCAGTTGGACAGCCACGGGTTCACACGGCCTTCAATCGCCGCCCAGTCGGCCACCACGAACACGTTACCCGGCGCCGGGACGAGCGCAGGGCGTAGCATCCCCTTTAGAACGTCCGTCACGCGCTTGCCATATGATGGCACAATTTGATGCCCCCGCACCATAGCCTGCCGCACGGCAGCGGGGTCTTTTGCGGTCTTGCGCGTCAGGTTGTGGATCTGCGCGCCATAACTGGCAGCGCGGCCAGTGGCGCTGCCGCCGGCGAACACGAACGCACCGCGCACGCGGTCATCCTCAATGTCAGCAAGCGCGGCCAGCCGCTTGAACTTGGCAACACTAGACGCCCACAGGTCATCAGCGCACTGGATGACCTCGGCCACGTCGGGCGGCACCTCGTCGGGGCCGAGCGTGAGCAGGTTGGCGCGCACGGTCTTGTCGATCGAATACTTGATCTCGCCATCTACATGCCGGGTCATCAGCTTGACGGCCTCGGGGCCGACACGGGCCTGCACCCATTGCCGCATCCGGGGCGAGCGCACACTGGCAAGCTCACCCTTGGACACCTCGCGCACAATATCTTGTATCTCTTGCAGCTCGGCCTCGGCGTATCCTATCGCAGCGTCGCATAGATCGGTATCGACCATCACGCCACGGTCATTGATGCGCTCGTTGACGTGGTAGTCGGCCAGTTCTTGATCGGACAACGGGCGCAGGGACTGACTGACGGCGCGCATAGCGCGCACGTCCTGTTCGCAGTAGGCCACCATCTCGGCCATCAGTGTCGGGTCGTCGTTGAAGGTGCCGTCCTTGCGCGGGACGCACAAGAGGCGAATCAAGGCGGCGCCACGATGGTCTTTACGCATCTTGCTGCTGACAGCGCGGCCTACATCCTCCAGACTGCCGGGTAGACAGTTAGCACGGGACTGCGCGGCGGTGCAGGTAAACCGCTCAAGCGGCGGCTCAACTAAGCCAAGCGTGGGGCATAACACATACCAAAAGACAAGCCGCTCGAAAGCGGCGTTGTGGGCCATGATCTGATGGCCGGCAATGGCGGGGAACGGCTGACCCGGCAACCAGGTCAACACCTCGCCGTCATCGAAGGCGTAGGACATGCACAGCACCTCGGTGCTGGCATCCTGCGCGTAGTTATAAACGCCGCGACTGGGTAAGTCGCAGCGTGATCGTGTCTCAAAATCGAGCCAGATCACGCTGCTGCTCCTACGCTACAACCCGACGACGACGGCCCGCCGGCGCGGGGGCCGGAGCCTCTGCTGCCGGTGCCTCTGGCGCAGCGGCATCAGCAGTCAAGCTGACCCACTCTTTCACACCAAATGTCGGCGTGTAGATGCGGCCATACGACTTGTGTTGGTAATGCTCCTTACCCAACGTGATGATCGGCACAGGTGTGGACTGATCATGTTCCACCTGCACCGCGATTGCTACGGCCAGCTCCTGCACACCGCGCTTGCCGCCCACCGACGTGGTGGTGAACCGCGCTTCCATCCCGGCATCCTCACCGCTGATGCACTTCAGGCTCATGCCGACCTGCGTTTCCCAACCCTTCTTGGCGCCGGGAGGCGCCGCGTCCAGCTCCGGCAACGGATCGCTAACCGAGGCCATCTTCTCGCCCAACACCTCACCATCGCCCCAGGCGATGTAGCCGTGGACAAACGAGAACGGATTAACGGCCCACTGCGAACCGTCCTCGACTTCGGTCTGGTCTGCACCGAATACCCAGTGCCCGGTCTTGTCCATCTTGAGGATGACCATGCCCGAGGGGCCGGCAGCGGCCTCCAACTTGCGGAGCGATTGAGACAGGCTTGCTACTGCCGGGAGTCCTGCACCTGCGAACGTGACTAGATTTGACATTACTTTACTCCTTAGATTTTAGAAAGAGCAGCGGTCAACTGCTGCCCGATTTGCAAAACCGCTGGCCTCGGATCTGACTCCGGTGCCAACGTATCGCCCGAAGAAACCGATACGACCAGTCCTTCAGGCAGATTCTGTTTTTTAGCCTTCAGCAGTTTTTCTGCTTGGGCCGGTGAAACAATTGCCAATTTCATAGGGTCAACGCCTAATGCGTTCAAGGCATCTGCCGCCTTACCTTGATCGACCCAACTGCGTGTGCCACGCTTTGCAACCAGTTTCCAGCCGGGTATTTTATAACCCTTCTCGATCTTGGTCTGCACCAGCGCGTTCAGGTCATCGATCCAACCCTGCAACAGCACGGCGTTGGACGCATACACGCCTAGCATGTCGTCGTCGATGGCGTCGAGCTTGACCTTCAGCGCCCGGTCTACCGCGCCGGTCATGGCGGGGCAGGTCGGCTTGGCAGGGCAGAACTTGCAATGCGAACCCGGCTTCAGCGCCGCGTCGGGTAGACTGGCTACCTTTACCGCCCGTTTCAGATCCTTCTCGAACGCCTTGATGCGCGCTGGCGTGGTCGTCCAGCGCCGTATCACTGGCGGCTGGATGATGACGCACTCGATACTCGTAGCGCCTTCAAACACCCACGCCGCCTCGGGCGTACGCATAGCCGCAGCGGCGTAATACATAAGCTGCTCGTTTTCTTCTGCGTCAACGGCAATGCCATCGCCGAACTTCCAGTCGATGACATACGCCGTGTCACCCAAGCGGCCCAACACGTCGCAAGATCCGAACGCACCCGGCAGGTAAGCACCAAACCCGACGCGTGTCTCGATCGCGTATTGCATCTGCCATTCGGGGTCGAGCGTGTCCAGCAGATCCAGCGCGGGCTGAAGCTTCTGGTCGATCATATCTTGATCGAGTATCTGCCCCTCGTATTCCCTGCCGATCAATTCCGCAGGCATTTTGTCATCCAGCAGCACCTCGCTGATGGCATCGTGCAGCAGTGTGCCCTTGTCGGCGTAGGTGCTGCTTGGTGCCGGTGGTGCCAGTTTTACCAACGCCACGCTGCCGGGGCAGTTCATCACGCGCTTGGCGGTGCTACCGCCTACAACTGTAGAGTGTTGCATTATTTCTCCTCGGCGTATTCAGCGGCAAGATCGGCCACCAGATCGGAGCCGGTCAGGTGCTTGACCAGCATGGCCTCAACGGTCTTGCGCTCGCGCTCGATACGATCCTCGAAAGCGCGAGTGTTGCTGCTCATGCTAGCGACATAAAGTTCGTGGGCGTAACTGGGATCGCGCTCATCCAGTAAAAACTCGTACAGGTCAAACTTGGCCCGACCCTTTGCGGGATACTGACCGTGGTCAAGTATAGTCTCGACTACGACCTCCAGCGCCAGCTCCATATCACGCTTTGTTATTTCCATAATGTCCTCATCTCCGTGGTATTCCATGTTAGCGGCCGCCCTTTCCAACCAACAACGAACCGCGCAACGGGCCGCTTAACCACAAAAATTCGCGCGTTGCAACTGCACCGGCTTTGAGCAATTCAGCGGCGGTGTATTCCCGGCTTTTCTTTTCTACGTGTCCGGGGGCAACATAGGTTGCACGCTGGTAATGCGGCAGGTAAGTGATACCGTTCAGCAGGTATGTAGTGGTCGCGGCGGTGGGGACTATGTAGTCTCTCGATTCCATCATTTTAGTGTCCTTTAGGTGAGTGGAGAAATAATAGTAGCACACTTTTATTTTGTGTGCTAAAGTTTTTTACGTTAATAAAGGAGAACCACATGCAAATTCAGACGGCATTTATAACAACCAAAGAATTGCAGCAAGCGTTGCGGGAATACTGCGCTGCCAACGGCGGCGCCCCCCTCATCGTCATTATCCAGAGCTACGAAAAACAGATCCGGGTGGAACTTGCGCCCGGCGGCATGATTACCGCAGATGTGTTCCACCATGCCGCTTACGGAGCGTGACATTGAACGCTACCTTGTGCGCCGCACCATTGAGCATGGTGGCGTGGCTTACAAGTGGGTGTCACCGGGGCGTGTCGGTGTGGCCGACCGCATCGTGCTGCTGCCTGGTGGCGTGGTGTGGTTCGTGGAACTCAAGACCGCAACGGGGCGGTTGTCACCGTGGCAGAAGCTGTTTGCGGCTGAGATGGCGCGGCTGGAACTGAATTACATCGTGATTAGGTCAAAGGAGGAAGTCGATGGATTCGTTAAAAAAACAAGTGGACGGTGATCACTATAAAGACATGCCGATCCAGCCGGTGCTGTATATCCACAGCAACGGCATTGGTTATTTTGAAGGAAATGTAATCAAATATGTCAGCCGTTGGCGCGCTAAGAACGGCATCGCCGATCTGGAGAAGGCCAAGCACTACATCGAGCTGTTGATTGAACTGGAGTCACCTCGTGCCGCTTCGTAGTTACCAAGAGACAGCCGCCGACTTCCTCTACGAGCGCGACCGGGCGATGATCCTAGCACCTGTCGGCGCTGGCAAGACCGCCATCACGCTCACCGCCATGCGCGACATGCTGGCGGCGGGCGTGGTGCAGCGGTTCCTCGTTGTCGCGCCCAAGCGTGTGGCCGTCAGCGTCTGGCCGGTGGAGGCCAAGCTGTGGGCACCCGCGCTGTCGTTGTCGGTCGTCATCGGCACACCGACGCAGCGCGTCAAGGCGCTACAGGCCAACGTGCAGGTGGTGGTCGCTACCTACGACAACCTGCAATGGCTGGCAGAGCAGCCGCTACGCTTTGACGGCGTGGTGTTTGACGAGCTGACGCGCCTGAAGAACCCCTCGGGCAAGCGGTTCAAGGCGCTGCTGAAGGTGCTGGACGCTATCCCGATCCGGTGGGGACTGACCGGCAGCTTTACCAGCAACGGGTTGGAGGACGTATTTGGCCAGTGCAAGGTGATTGACCAGACGCTGCTAGGCCGCGCCAAGGGCGCGTTCCTGCAACAGTATTTTCACTGCATCAACCGGGATTTTGGCGACTGGACGCCCGCTGCCGGCGCGTTGGAGCAGGTCATGGCGCGCATTAAACCGGCCACCTTCGTCTTGGACGCTGGCGATTACAAGGACAAGCTGCCGCCGCTGCACACGGTGGTGATGCAGTGCAGCATGGACATGGCCGACTACAAGGATATGAAAAAGAATTTTATGCTGCTGTTTCCCGACACCCAAGCTGTCGCGGCCAACGCGGGCGTGGTGACCAGCAAGCTGCAACAGCTGGCGTCGGGTTTCGTCTACGCCGAGGGCAAGGCAACGAAATGGCTGTCGGATCATAAGTTTGAGGTGCTGGACGATCTGCTGGCCGAGAACCAACACGCCAACACGATCGTCGCTTACCAGTATCAGGCCGAGCTGGCCGAGTTGCAGCGCCGCTATCCCGGCGCCGTGACGCTGGACGAGCCGGATGCCATCGACCGCTGGAACGCCGGTAAGGTCAAGCTGCTGCTGGCGCACCCCAAGTCTGCCGGCCACGGTCTGAACCTGCAACACGGTGGCTGTCACATGGTGTTCCTGTCGCTACCGTGGTCGCTGGAACTCTACGAGCAGACCATCGGACGGTTGCACCGCAGCGGCCAGCGGCATGACGTGTGGATCTACGTCCTGCTAACCAAGGACACGGTAGACGAGAAGATTTACGCAGCACTGCACGAGAAGAAGTCCGTATCACAATTAGCTATGGAGGCTTTGCAATGAAAAGGATCGACACATTGAAGGGTAAGTTGAAGGCGGCGAAGGCCGAGCTAATCATCCGTTACCGGCAGTTCAACGCCGCCCAACGGGGGCTGATACGGGTGTTGCATAACATTAACGAACTGGAGAAGAAGATTGAAAAAGCTAACCTGGCGTGAGCTAAACCATACCCTTGGCACCAAGACCGAAGCCGAGGTGCTGGACATGCTCAACGAAGAACGAGTTAACCTGCGCCGTGTTGTGGTGCTGGAGCGACTGCATCAGCGGTATAACAGTTTGCGGATAACGCGGGAACGTATTGAACTTCTTAAGGAGGCCACATCGAAATGGAAAAGATGACGTTAACGAAATTTAAAGTTGTGCTGGAGAAATTTATGCTTGCTCGCGCACGATACTTGGACAAGCACACGAGTCTCTCGGCAACGGAATGGAAAGCTGCCGATCTAGAACTGGCGCTAGCATATAACCGCTACACAAAGGAGGGAAGAAAATGAACATTATCGCGTGGGTAAAAAGGTTGTATGCGTTGCCACCGGTCGAGGAAATGATGACTTCCGAATTGGAAGAAGCTCGTCGTGATCTGCTGATAGCAGAAACCGCTTCGGATTACGCGGAGAGCGCGGTGATCTACAACCGCCAGCGTATTGAGAGATTAACTGCCTCGCTGAAGGAGGGATTGAACAATGGCTAAATACCGGAAAAAACCTGTGGTGATTGAATCATTCCGTTTGGGCATAGACCCCATGCCAGATTGGTTTTGTGATGCACGTTCGGCAAACAGGATACGAACATACGGAGAATATAAGCATCTCACGCATTGCGAGATCGAAACGCTTGAGGGCACGATGGATGGGTTTCGTGGCGACTACATCATTCAGGGGGTAAAGGGTGAAATATACCCATGCAAACCAGACATTTTTGATTTGACCTACGAGGAGGTGTGAGATGAGTGAATACGAAAACATTGAAAAGGTCAAGCGGCTAGATTTTGACCGACTTGACATGCTGGTCAGTGAAAGAATTGGTGCGCTTAAACTGTTAGCGCAGGGTATGACAGAGCGCGAGGTAAACGACGAGATTTGCCGCGACCTGATATTGCCCTGCGTTTATTTGCTGGCGCAGTTTCTGGAGTCTGTGAAGATTGAAGACAAGGAAGTGAAATGAGCGTGACAGTCGTAGCACTGGGCGACGAAGGGAACCGCGCATGGGGGCGGTTCCGGCTAATCACTAATAAAAAAAGAGGCGTAAAAATAGGTGATGCAGTTCGCACCAAACGCGGGATGCAGTGTGTTATCGAAAGTTGGGACAACAACAAGGTACATGTCCGTAGCGAAGAAGGCCGACCGCACTCATTTTACCCCGCGTCGTTGCGTTTAAAAATATTGGAGGTGTGAGGTGAATACAATTCGGCATTGTGAAAAGTGCGGTCAGGTAATGTTTCCCGACGATCATTGGCAGAGAAAACTAGCCGCCGCACTAGAGCAGCGGGACAAGGCAACGCGGGAATCTGATGCGATGGATGAATTTCTCGGCGCGGCAGCGAGGCGTGAAAAAAAAGCATCGGCAATTATCAAATCGCTGACTGCCGATATTAATATCATTGTCCCATTTCGGGACTACACGGAAATGTCACCCAAAGATTGCTACGAGCTTGGGATGATGGATGGTGTCGCTGCGCTGAAATCTCAGATTAATGCCGCAATCGACGCGGCAATACAGGAGTGTGGGAAATGAATACGCCAACTAAACGGCTGCACGATAAACTCTACGAGTTTGCTGACGAACTCGCCGCCGCACTAGCCATCATTGACGAAGAACGCGGGCGGGCGCATCACATGGAGGCGATGGTTTTGAAGCACGAGCAGCAGATAAAAGATATTGCCGCACACCTGCTGGAGCTTAAGCGGCTAGTAACGCCGATGATGGAGTTTAAACGCCGTGAATGGGTAGGGCTGACGGATGATGAAAAGGCATACAGCAACACGAATTACTTAGGAAAGAGCGCGGAAGCGTGGCATGGTGGAGTGGCGTGGGCAGAATCCAAGCTGCGGGAGAAGAATACATGAGCAGAGATAAAGAGTATGCCCTAGATGCAAAAAGATACCGGTGGTTGAGGACAAAAGCTTTGTGGGATTCGGATAAATTCCCAATCCCGCCGGAATTTGCTTTTCCCGAGGCGGCGCTATTTGACCAAGGGATGATGTTGGACGCGGCTATCGACGCCGCAATGCGGGAGGAAAAATGAGCGAGACTCAAGATTGGAAAACGATAATCGTGGATATCCACGGGATGGGCGTCCCTTACCGAACGCTTGCGCGTAAGTTTGGCGTTTTGACTAATACGGTCAAGCTATGGGCCTACGGGCACCATCAGGCAAGGCTGTCTTACGAACAAGGGCTCTGGTTATTAAAACTGCGCGAGGTGCTGGTTGATGCTAAGCCATCATCCTTCCGGCGTCCGTCTGAACCCGCGCCACACGATTAAACCAGCCTTTGCCAAACGTGCCAAACGTCGGCAGGGACTGGTAAAACGCCTCTTTGCCGTAACTGAAACTCTCGACCAGATCCGACGGGTCAGCAGCGGTCGCAGCAGCTATCGTGGCCCTGCCGATACTGCCATCAGCGGTCACACCTAGCGCAGCTTGTAGGAGCTTTGCAGCGCGTCCTGGGCCCATGTTTACCGCAGCATCGAACACCGCGTAATCCACACCTCTCGGCAGGTCATCGCACTTGCAAGCGTCCCAGTATTTTGCTTTGTACATCGGCGCCACCAGCTCGGGTGTCAGTGCCCGCATCTCGGCCTCGTCAACACCGCGCTTAACCCAGTCTCGCCATGCTTTTTGAGTGACACCCAGGTTGGTCATGCCGCCGGGATCTGATGGATGATTGACGAAGCCGCCTTCTGCTGCCAGCACCAGCACCAGTGATGATTGGAAATTACTTAACATCGTTATCCCCACTTGAGAATTTTATACCCGCCAGCAGTCCGATGAACCCGCCAATGATGGTCTGAAACGCTGGAGCTAGTAGCTTGAAAATGTCCTCGTTATTCACTTCTTTGTCAAAGAGTCCGACGCACAACGCAAACACCATCCCGGCAATGACGATGCACAAGGTAAAACTAACCATTGTCGTCACAACAAAAGTCAGTTTTTCTTTCATCTGCTGCCCTCTCCACCTTTAACTTTTTCAACCGATCTCATTGCGCCAAGGCCCAACATGCCCATCAGTATCTGCAACGTCAGGTCGGTGCTGATTACCGGGAACTCGCCTGTATACCCAAACCAAACCTTGGCAGCGAACCGGGCGAACGGCTCAACCAGCGCGGCGTAAGCAAGCCCAGCACCACACACCCAACCGATACCAGGGCGCCAGCCCGCAACCCACCAGTTGGTTGATTTAGCTTCTTCAATGTTGGTCTGGATTTGCAGTTTTGCTAGATCGGTTTCAGCCGCAAGATGGGCAAGCTCCCCATTTTGTTGCATCTGGAGGAGTGCCTTTTGCGCCTCGGCTTGTTTTTCAGGGTCAGGAAAAAACCTAGAAATTAGCGACTGAGCAGCGGAGAATAATCCCGAAATTACCAACGGGTTCATTTGTCGGCCTTTGCTTCCAGCTTCTCAAATATCTTTGCCAGCATCGCTTTGATGTCGCGGATGTCCTCTCGGTAGTCACTACGGATAACATATTCTCGGGGCAAGTCCTCGCGCAGACCGGCAAGATCAGACTTCAGTTCTTTGACCGCAGCCCACAGTTCCCGCGCAAACCAGCCGAGTACACTCATGCCGATACCGGCCAAGGCGTTTATTAAGTGCTGGTTTTCCATTATTATTTTGCGCCTTCAGGTTTATACGGCAAAGAAACTGGATGTTTATAGCAGGCTTTTGGATCGCCCTGCCCTGCTTCAGTCAAAAATGCAGTGGCAGCAGGAACCTGACCGGATGGGCAATGACATGTGGCGATGCCGTTGGCGCCACGCTTACAGTTCCAGCTAAAGCAGTTACTCGCCCTGGCTCCCTGCTGGATGCTGGCCGGGCATACCTGGATGACGACATTCATGTCCTTGGGCTTGTTACTGAAATTACTTGCTTCCTGCGGATAGATCATCTTGGGCCAGAAGGTTGACCACACATGGCCGCTGTCTGTAGGCGCGCACGACCCCTTCATGTTCCCCATAGCAGTATCAGCAATGTTATTGCCTTTAAGAATAGGGCATCGGCACACGACCTCTGGATAAGCAACACCGTTGTTCCCAGTGATCGTCTTGCCAGTCGGCTTACATGTCGATGCCGCGCACAGGGCAAACTCACCGTTGCAGATGGTAAGTCCCTGCGATAAGCCGGCTGTAGATGCAAACATTGCCAACAGAAAAAGCAGGGTTTTTATCATTTTGTTAATCACTTAAGATTTCAATGGTCAAACCAACAACCGGCAGCGCCGGCAACGATATTGATTAGGGACTGGGCTTCCATTATTGGGTACCTTCCTCTTGTTGCGGGGCGGGTTGACCTTGCGCTTGTAGCGCCCCACGCGCGGCACCGGATTGAATATCATCAACGGCATCTTTGACCCACTGAATGCCGTATTTCTTGCCGACGGCAATAGCCTCGTCAATCTTAGCGCGGTCTAGCTGATCTATGCGAGGTTTAACGGCAGCAAAAACTTTTACAGCATCTGTTGGGTTTAGCAGCAGTTCTTTTAACCGCGCTTCCGTTGCTTTAGACGCTTTATTTGCCCAAAATTTACTAAATAATGAAGTTACGCCGTAACGCCACCCCGATACGGGGTTCATAAAACGCGAAATAATTTGTTCCGGCGCAATACCAGTAAACATTTCAATTCCCGTTTTTGGCACTGTTTCGCCACGGAAAGATACATCGCTAACGTCCCGTTGTAGCCGGTTAGACACGGTAGCAAAATCGGCTACTTTTGCGGCATAGGCAGGCCCGAACACGCGATTAAACACCGCTGCCTTACTGCGGTCGTTCAATAAACCAATTGGATCGCCGGAGGTGACGATATCGTCCAGCATGAACGATCGTGCGGCATTAACGGCGTCTTTATTGGTTCCGTATTGCTGCATAAATTTGTTTGTAAAGCCTACGTCGGCATACATCTTGGTTACTAACTCCTGCGGGCTTTTAAACCCTCCGCTGCTGACGATCTGATCGCCAGCGACGCTTTTGAACTGCTCGTTAAGCCGCGCCTTGTAGTCGAGCAATGCTTGGACGTTATTGACGCTACCACGCAGCTCGTCGTCAAGACCGGGTATCAAGGACACGCCGCCCTTATTTTTATCAAGCCATTTATTCGCCGCTTTGGGGTCGATCACGTCGTTCTTCAGCGCGGCCCTACTGAAACTATCTACGAAAGCGTCCCGCGTAACCCGCACACCTTCTTCGCCAGTGGCCTCTAGAAACTGCACCACGTTTGACTTGTTGCCAATCAACGCGGGCGCAATCTGTTCAACAAACTTTTTGCGGTCAATCAATTTGAGCGTATCCGCGCTGAACGGTAGCCCGACCTTTTGCAGATACGCGTTATCTGCGTTACGGTACGCCGTGACAAAATCAGGGTCAAGGCTCTCAATATGTCCACCTACACGTTGCTTTAGCTCGATTAACAGCCGTATCTCTGCCAGTTCATCCGTCTTGCGTAGTGAGCGATTAATCTTTCTCTTAAGTGAATCCAAATCCTCCACGGTAGCGGCTGAAAAAGCCACACCGCCGGGTGTTGCTGGTTTTCCTTCAATGGTCAAAATTGCGCTAGGTTCAGTCGTTTCCGGCCGGAATTTTGACCGCACGCGGTAGTAGATAGAGGGGAAAGTCTTGAAGATATCGGAAGCTTGTGCGCCAGCTACAAAGTTATATATATCATCCACAGCCGCCGCCGGGAGTTCTACGTTCTTATCCTTAGCAATTTTGAACGCTTCGTTATACTGCGGAGTTACGGACTTACGCGCAGCGTCTTCTTTTTGCGTTACCAAGTCTTCTATCCGTTGCCCAAGTACGGTTGGATCAATTTCTTGGTTACGGGATAAGCGGGCTATATTTTCGTCAATTGTAAGTATTTTTTTAGCTTGCGTTTTTCTAATATCGCCCATTGCGGTCGTAAATTTAACACCAACGGTGGATGGATCCCCAAACAGTCGAATTTGATTGGCGGTCAACGCCCGTTTTGCCAGTTCGTATTGCGAGCCGTATTGGGCGCGGAATACTGGATCGCGAGATGATAGGTTCTGTATAAACGTATTGATGACGGGATTATCGGCCAACAACGCGCTGATCGGCATGTTGACTTCTACACCACCTGGCGCGCGCAACGATATGTTTTGTTGCGCTTTGACTGCTTCTTCCAGCGCGGTCATAAAGTTAGGGTCTGCCGCGCCAGCCGCGATAAAGACGTTATTGATACGGTTATCTACGTTACGCAACAGTTCGTCTTCCGGTGCTTTACCTCGTATTTTATTGACCAGATTTACCGACGCATCGTAAGCTTTTCCGATTAGTGGGCTTGCTTTTAGCGCAGTCCCCATACCGTATCCAGCACCGCCGCCGCCCAGTAATCCACCCGCCACCGCGCCGATGACGGGCGCGCCTACTTTCTCACCCGCGTATTGCCCTGCGATAGCGCCAGCTTGACCACCCGCGCCTATTACGGCCTGTTCAGTCGGATACATCATGGCCTGACCGAACATACCTAACCGTCTTGTCGCGGCCAAGGGGCCAAACAAATAGGATGTAGGATCTGAAACCGCCTCCGCACCACCCGCGATAATACGCTGGCCCATCGTAGTAGGTTCCGCGCCAGTGCTACCGAGGAACCGCATGGTCGGCTCACGAACCGCAGCGGCACCACTTTCCATTGCGGTAACCACGTCGGTTTGTGGGCCGCCAAATTGCGGCGCAACAGCGGCGCCATACCCGCGCAGTAAGCCACTAGCATACGCCGGTATATTGGTAATGCCTTTGCGTAGCGATTCCATAACCACCGCGCCGGTGCTAGGCGCTGCGGGCTGAGCGCCGCCGGATAATTCTTCTAGCTCCGCGTCGGTTAACGGCGTATCCGAAAAATATTTTTTTCCGTCTATAGTGTATGTCGGCATAGCGATATCCCTAGTCAGCTACCGTTACTACTTTACCGCTGGATAATGTCCTAGTTTTAGTGCCACCAGCCGCAGGGGTGTTAAATTCGGGAATATCAGACGCCAACGCAAAATCGTCTTCGTTAAATCCCGCCCGTTTGGCTATTTTACGTTGCGCCTCTATTTCGGCTTTACCTTTCTTGAGCGCAACCAAACGCATGGCTTGCAATGTCTTTTTAATTTTTGTTTGCGTATCAAGCGTAGGTGTTCCGGTAAACATCGTAGACGTTGCATTTAGAAAGCTGCCAACAAGTGATGGGTCGCCACCCGCGCCTTTTATTTCCTTGTAGCTCACGTCGCTACCCGATAGCGCCTTGGCTAACTGCGTCCTCGCGGTGTTAAAGGATATAAAGTTCCCTTCTCTCATCGAGTCATCAATAGCCTGAAGTGCTTGGTCAGTCTCATTGATGGTCGCCCTAAATGATTTAACCGAATTAAAAGTTTTTTCCCGCATTACAGCTATGGCGTTTACGTCTTTTATGCCCGGTATGATATTTTCTACCTTAACAGTGCCCCTACGTTCTGCTGATGCTTCAGCGCGTTTATTGACCGCCACAATTTCAGCTTGGGTTAGGTCGGCAAAGGGTTTACCGTATAACTCCAGTGAAATAGCTTCGCGTTCTACACCAAACCGCACTGATTTGTCGGCGCCCAATGCCAGCCTATTAAGAGCCTTTACGTATTCGGTGTTATACGTTGGGGAGCCTTCTGGTCCCGATTGCAAAGCAATTTCTTTGGCCAGAGCAATCTCTTTAACCTGCGCCGCCGGCGCTTTAGAGGTTAACCGTTGCAAGTCTGCAAGCTGACCTGTAAACGATTTCAGCGCCGCTGCGCGACCCGGAGTGTCTTCCGGCAACGCCGTAATTTGGTCTATTCTTTGTTGCAACGCGCTCAATGATTCAGCGTTGCGTTGCTCAGATGTTTTCTTTTCTTCCGTTCGTTGTTGAGCCAGTGCTAATGACGCGTTGGCCTCCCGAGCGCGGGCAGCTAACGCTGCCGCCAGATTGTTATTGCCCATCTGCGCGGCCATCTGCGCGCCCTTGGCTATAGACTCAGGATCGTTTGGGTTTATCTGGCTGAGAATTTGCTGCTGCTGCGTAATCCTTTGCAGTTGCGGATCCTGCACACCGAACAGTTGTCCAACGCCAGAACCGAGCTGCTGACCCGCCATATAAGTGCCGTAGGCCGCGCGCGCCATCGGATCCAGCTGCGCGTAGTTTGCGGCGTCCTGCTGCTGGCGCTGTAGCTGCGCCTGCTGATACATTTCCGGTGTCTGAAACAGTCCGGCGATTGCGCTTTCTGCCATAATTTAATCTCCTATCACGGTGCGCTATAAGCAAAAGGCGACGACTCGTATCCGGCTAGATCTTGGGCATTATATTGTTGTTGCAGACGATACGTATCTACCGGACTAGTTTGACTCTGCTGGTATCGGTTGTATAGGTCAGTCAACGACGGGGCAGCTTGCGACGCGTAATTACCGAGGCCGGAAAGCAGACCACCTGACGGACTGTACCCGCCAACCTGCTGCATGGTTCTGGCAGCTCCTGCACCGCCCTGAAACAGAGCATTTGCGCCCGTCTGATTGACGTTTCGACCACCTAGCGCAGCGCCCATTTCTAGCGGTGCCTGGCCTAGTGATTCTATAGTCTGTGCGGTGCCAAGGCCCGCCGTAAACGGTGCGTATGAACCGGCTAGGCCACTGGTGTATTGGCCGAGCAGACCCGCGCCAGTGCCGAATAGGCCCGCGCCAAAGGCCGTTTGCTGCTGGCCCATTTGCTGCGCTTGCGCGGCCAATCCTGCATCCTGCTGCGCGATCGCGTTGTAGTAAGCCTCCAGTTCAGGGTTCGCCGCACCGAGCCCGCCCCCGCCTCCGGGTCGCATACCTGTGCCGCCGACGGCCAGCCCGCCGCGCCCGGTTTGGAATAGCTGGTTTTGCAGTCCGGCGTATTGCCGTTCACGCGATGGCGCCAGCAGATCCTGCTGCCGTTGCATGTATTGAGCTGCGGCCTGTTCTGGTGACTGTGCCAGATATCCCGCGCCGAGGTTGAATAACCCAGAAGCAGCGCCGGTCAGCGGTGCGTAGCGGCCTTGTGCCGCTTCAGCCTCACCTAATCCTTGTCCGGTCAGACCCATAATGCGGTCCTGATAGGCTTTCAGTTCAGGACTGAGCGTGTAGCCAGCACCGGACACGCGGCCATTTGCGTCGGTCGTGAAGTTTGATTGCCCGAACCGTGTGGTAATTCCTACTGGGCGAAACCGCGATTCTTCGGCGGCTAAACGTGCCGCGTCCATTTGCGCCCGGGCCGATGTGTTAGCGGCCTCGCGCGCGGCGTCGGCTTGGTTTCTAGATCCAAAATAATTTAATACACCGCCGACAAGATCACCCATGATTATTTCTCCAAATATATAGCTTACGTATCACACCATCCAAGCATAGTTGGTGGTCTACGAACTCAAACCCACACAATTTAGTCCATTTAGCCATTTTTTTATCGTCTATAAACGGCATTGCGTAAAGAAAACAAGTCTGCCTTTTCGCCCACGAAAACCATGCGGTAAGAAATTCTTGCCTTACCGTTTTAGTCCATTTCAAAACATCCATATGTATAAATGTAGCGCCCGGTATTTCTTCTACGTATACGCCGAACGATGGATTTTTTACTACAGCTACACGGTTCGTTTCCACATATACACCGTAATGTAGGGTTGGTAATTTTGGTTTGTTCCCGCCACGCTACCGGCTGGAACAGCGTTGGTAATATTTGCAGTTCCCGACTGCGTTGTTCCACCGTTTGAAATTGGCGCGGTAGATATGTCGTTTCTATACGCGCCAGCCCCGCCTGTAAGCTCCGTATTTGATTGTTGTAAGTGCGTGTGCCCTGCGTCTGTCGCTACGTGGGTATGCGATACAACCACCGAATCCGCAGAACCACCTGTTTCTTCTGCCGTGTCGAATAGCGCGTTTCCAGAATCAAATCCAACAGGCACACGCCCCGCGCCAAAGGCCGTCCAGGTGCCGAACCCCAACAACGTGCCAGGGTTAGTGCTGACAGTGGCGTTGATGTAAATCGAGCCGACAGGATGCAATGCTGCAAGTGCCGCCTGCACAAAAGCCGTAGTTGCTATTGCCGTGCTGCTATTACCAAAGGTCTGCGTTGTTGCAATAGACCCTGTAGGGAGCGTCGGTGTTATATAAACAGTTCCAGATGGAAGCGTAGGTGTCCCGGTAAACGTAGGTGACGCCAGATCCGCTTTAGTTGCTACTGCCGTAGCGATATTGTCATACTCCGTATTGATCTCGGTGCCCTTGACAATCTTCAGCGGATCGCCGGGTGACAGATTGTCTTTGGTCGCAAAGTTGGTGCTTTTTACATAATTTGACATGACGGATCCCTACGTAAACTTGCCATTTTTGGCTTGAATTTCAATCTTCTGAATAGACAATTGCGAACCGTTAATCTCTGCCTCGTAACCTGTTTGCACAACCTTGCCCGCACCACTGGCGCTGATCGTTAGCGTTTGCAACGCCACGCCATCAGCATATTCAGCCAGAGGACTACCGTTTGCTCCGTATTCGGCCACGTTGTAATTTGACACGCCCTGCGCGGGAATAAACGAATTTGCAGATAAATAATTGGAGGAAAAATCAAAGGACCATTTGAATGTGATGTATTGATTTGTGCCACCAATAACCACAATCCCCAACCTCTTTAAAACAGACGTTTGCGACTGATTTCCAAGATCGGAATGATTGGTGTAATACATCATCCGGTAACTAGATGCGTTGTCTTGGAAAGTTGAATACTTGGTGACATAGCCGTTTTTGCCGACTAACAGATCGCCGTTACGACGCGACAACAGCGAAGTCGGTTCGATGGAATCCCACGACGTAACTCTCGATGAGCCGTCATCCAACTGGCCTCTGGTGTCAAAGCAGTAGGTCTTTTTCGCCCCCGGCAGGTTCAAAAGGTAGAAGGCGTCACGCTCGGAAAATACCGATTTGATCGCCGCAGCGTCCTCACCTGAAACAAGGCCCATCACGTCATTTCGGACATTTTTGGATAAATCGCGGAACGGCAACGATTTCTCTGAAACGGTGCGGAGCAGAGAACGCACCCCCGTATTCGACAGGAAGATTACATCGGTTGCAATTGGCTGGATGCTGTCGCGTGACAGGCAACCAGTGCCAACAATGGTGTCGCTCAATGTTATGTTGGCCGGGCTGGTGGCGCCGGAATAGACCAGAATTTGCCGTTTACCAAAGATGAACAGAAAGCCGTTATGCGAGGCCAAGCCTGTGATTTCGTCCGACCCCTGTGCCCACACGCGGCTTACATCTAAACTGCCCGCCGTGCCGGTAGACCAGACATGGCCGGAAAGCAAGTCAGAAAAATAGATTGTGGTCTTCTCGGTAGCCGTATTTGCCGCCCACAGACGACCATACGCGCTCAGGACGATGTTGGCGCTCGGCACCGTGCCGACGTATCCTGTTTTCTCAGACACGCGCCTATAGGTCGTGACGCTCACCGCAGGGTCGTATATCAGCGGATCGTGCGCCGATTGAAAGAAATACGTAATGCCGTTGAGTGACGCGCACTGCCAATTGCTCGCCGTAATGGTTGGTCCCGTCCCACCACCGCCGTAGGTCAGCTCGACAATGGCATTGCTGCCGTCCAACTTAAACAGCTTGTTGTTGCCGGCGAATAATATCGTCAGTGTGCCATCGGACTGCACCAGCTCGTGCATGACGCCGATGTCGTTGGCGCCGAGATTGCCGGTAGACGAATTCAACCTTGCGTAGCCTTTGCGGGATCCGATGCGCCCGTATTGGTCGATAATGCAGTTGTTCGCCACCAAAGCAAATCCAGACGCTAAATCTAGCGGGGAGTCCTGGGTGTTTAACCCAAAGAACCCCGGCGCAGCGGTTGTGAATACTTGTATGGTCTGTGCCATTCAGCAAATCCTAAATAGCGACGAATTCGCCTTCTTCTGGAAAGCGGGTGCCTTCCAGGGCAATACTATCGGACAACATCCCACGATAAAGCTGATATGCCTCGGATCCTGTCAGTCCACCATCCTCTCCGCGCTCGACCAGCGCGCGCGCATAGGCGTTTTGGATCACCAGCTCGGCAGGCACCGATATCACGTCCCCTGCCAGCGTGAGCGTTGCTTGCGGAACAACCAGGCTAAATTTCAACGAATAGACGCCATCTGGAATTGGGAATACGTTAACTTTGGTGTCGTAGGTCGAAGCATCGACGCCGTTGAACGAGTAATACACCGGGATCCCGGTAGCCGGGGAAGCGGGGAAATTCAGATACCGGTTCATCATCGCAAACGTAACGTTGATTAGCGTGATGAAGCTCGTCGCGTTGATTGCATCGCGCACCTGAAACTTTTGCCCGGATCCAGTGACCGTATAGGATGAAGTGGCCGCTACCGTGGGCACCGTAATCGTGGTGGTTAAAACATTCCACGAATACGAATCTTCAACCTGACGTTTTGCGTCGTTTACGAATTTTCCGATCAACGTGGCGTAGGTTGTTTCTGAGAGACTAGACACCTGCACTTCACGCAGGCGCACCAGAACATCATTAACAGCTTGCAGAAAGGTAGTGCTCATGCTCGCTGGTTCCCTTCGATTTCAAGTGTCACTGCAACAGCAAAAGTAGACGCCGATTCGGTAGTCACTTTTAATATGTCGTCTTCTTCCAGAACAATGTAGGAGGATACAAAATCATTCAGAGATTTTGACGTGATAGCGTATTGATACACAACTGAATAGGTTGCGCTGGCGCTGCTATCCACCCAATCAAACGTGACGTGTTTGTTGCTGGCCGACTGATTCGTTGCGATTAAGCTAACAATTTTGGCGTAGTAACCCTTCGGCACCGTATATAGTGTCGTCAGTGTATTCGCGGTAGGGTTGCTACCAATTGAAATTGGCCTCATTTTCGTGCTTTATTCCTAGCTGAAATAGCGCGGCCTTTAGCCCGGGCATCTGCTTTGGATGAAGCACCCCACGCGTTGAGAGAAAGCAGAAGACGTGTCGGTTCCCCGTTTTTCTGCTCTGGCCCAGGCATTGCGCCCATCCTCGATAAAAAGGAGGCCCGACGAGGGTTGTCACCTGACTTGACCGGGGGCTTTAAATTGCCTCCCGTAGCTGCATTATAAGACTCTCTACCGGCACTATTCAAGCCGCCTTTAGGGTTTTTACCTTCTTTTCGCGTCCACGCGGGAGATTTCAATACGCCCTCTTTTTAGGCATTTTGGCCTCAGACATGGCGATCGCCACGGCCTGTTTCCGCGATTTAACCACTGGGCCAGCTTTGCTGCCTGTATGCAGCTTCCCCATCTTGTATTCATGCATTACTTTGCCGATTTTCTGCTGCCCTTTGGTCATTTTCACGGAGTTATTCCTTGGTTATTGGCCCACCGGATTTCCACGCGTCACAAGTGCGGGCCGCGGCACAAGTGAACTGAAACAGGTCGCAATAGCCGAGATCAGCCGCCGCGATGAATTCTTCATCGTAAGACAATTCGCCCTTATTCTCGTCTTTTTCTAGGCCACCGAGGATACATTTCATCATCTTGGGGGTCTGGATGAACGCCGCACAATTGCCGCAGCGCATACCTTTTATGGCATCCGTAGGGGCGTTATACATCTTGGCCTTTTTCAACCAAAAGGCATCATTGGCCTCATTCGGATTTGGAGGACCGTAGCCATATTCTTTGAACGCATGGTTGCGGTTCTTCAAATTGGTCGTTATGTCCTGCGTTGCCAGCGGGCATGTCACGCCAGACAATAGTCCTTCTTTCATAACCTATGCCTCTTTTCTGGGTCGGCCACGCCTTTTTGCAATATGGTTAGACGTGAACATCGTATCCGTTCGCACCGCGTTATGGTCGTAAACATCAGTTGCTGGATCTTGATCGACACGGACATATCCTTGATGCCCGCGCATTGAATCAATATCATGCTGCAACGTGAACGTCACCGTATTGCCACTTTGCAAACAACGAAAGGTAGCCATTTCAGTCCTTTTAAGCAGGTAGGGGGCCGAAGCCCCCACCCCTAAACGATGCCGCGAGTTACTACAAGGCGTATCTTGCAAGACGCCAGATCAACGGTCGAGCCAGACTCGTTTTGAATACGAATAGACACCGACCCGGCGGCGTCAACATAAGCGGTAATGCTCATGCCGACTTCGCTTACTGCAAAAGAACAACCAATCACCATATCGCCCAAGGCAACGCCAGGAACGGCTACGGTATCCGTTTCGCCAACGCCATCCGCCAGCGAACCGGCGTCGAGCGTTGCAGTGACAAACCATGTGTCGCTAAAAAGACCGCGAAACTGGTCATTCCCACGTCGGGAAGTAATTGCGGTAGCAGCTGCCATAGTTAAATCTCCTAAAGTTAAAGATGCCCCCCGTCATCACTGACGGAGGGCGGGTCTGCATTAGGCAGGCACGGCCAACGCATACGCGGAGCTGGACAGCGCAGCACCAGAACTTGCTGCCGCACGCAGAGCCGAAACACCGTACAGGGTATCGGCGGTGTAAAGCGTTGCCAGATATTCCTGCTTGTATTGCGTCTGCGAACGAACACCGACCTGCTCAATCAAGATCATCGAATCACGATGGCCCATCAAGCAGATGCGATCGAGGCCGCTGGAGCCAGCGCCGAAGTCTGCATTGGAGGTCGTGAATACGGGGATCCCGTAGAGTTGGCCGATTTCGCCGTTGCGGATTGCGTTGCCATTGCCGACGAACGCCTGCTCAGTGTAACGAGCAAGGCCCATCAACGTGTTGCGGCTCGACGGCGGGATGATGAAGAAACGCCCATCCATAGGCGCGTCGGTGTCATCCAGGCGTTGAATCGTGCGACGGATCGCCGCATCGGTCAGCGCAGCCGCGTTCGATGTGCTGCTGTTATACGCGGTCGTGCCGTCGGATCCGATAAACGCTTTGCTGGTGGCGGTTGCCGTTGCGTAGTCGTTGGTGCCGACTGTGGCGCCATTGAACGCGCGCCCGAGCTGGATCAGGTCAGTATCAACCTGTTTCGCCAGGGCATAGCCCGCGTCTTCGGTGTAAAACGAACGCAGCGAACTCAACGCCTGAACCTCGACGATATCTTCGATCAAGCGGCTGTACTCATAGTGCTTGTTGATCGATATCGAAACTTCAGTTTCCGTAGCGGCTATCAGCGTAACGGCAGTTGATGCCGCTTTAGCCGAGGCCGATCCACGAGTCGGGGCGGGGACGTGAACGGTGTCACCCTTTTTGCCCTTGAAGTTCATGCGTTTTACAACATTCGCCAGCACAAGATTTTTCTTGTAGGCGGCAACAATTTCATCACTCCAAATTTCGGGGATGAAGGTAGCTGCGGTAGTAACGGTTACGGCAGGGGTCGGAAAAGCCATTTGTAAATCTCCTAAGTTAAGTTATTTGACCCGGCCCTCGGCGTAGGCTTGCATGATTTCATCACTCAATGCCTCGTATCGGTTCGGGTCGTTCATTTTCAGCCGGATAAGGTCTGCCCGACGGTAGACGCGTCTTGAGGATTCGCCAGAACCACCTATATCAACCGATGCGGCTTTGAGGTTTTGCTTACGGGTTTTTTCACCTGCATTTTCCGTTTGCCTTGCCTTAACGCCACGCAGTTCTTTGTAGGTAGACAACAATTCGTTCGCACTATCGAAATCGAATTCACCATCTGCTTTCGCCCAGAGGCCCAATCGTATCGGACTCAATTTCACCCAATTAGCAAACTCGGGGTCTTGAGCCACTTCAACAAAATCAGGGTGCTCTTTGCTCAACTTCTGCTGAACCTGCATCTTTTTAAAATCGCCGCTTGCTTGCCGCGCAGCAATGATATCGGGATGACGATCGACGGTTGCTTGAATTGCTTTCTTTGGATCTTCAAAAAAATCTACTTCAGGCTCTTGCTCTTTAGCTGCCACCGGAGCGGTGCCGAGGTTGTGCTTAATGAGTTCATCAGCCAGCTTACGGACTTCACCGACTTCTTGTGCTTGCTTACCGATCAGCTTCTCTGCTTCCTGGTGCATCTTCACAATATCATCTAACGATTTACCCCGATATTTTTCGGGAACGATAGTTGATGATTCTTCAACGGTGTCTTCCAGCTTTATATCTTCTGACTTAATATCCTCTTGCGACTCGACTTCGTTTTCGATCAGCATACTATTTTCCTTTTCCTGCCACTTAAGGTTGTAGGAGATTAACCCGCCAAAATTGGTTACGAGTTAGCTTTTTGCTCAGCTTTCAACTTGTCCAGGTGACGCTGCTCAAACCGTCCATGTGCAGACGGGAATGAACCGGACCACCCTTCCAACTTGATTGCTGGCGCAGAAATGGCGCGCTTAGCAGACGCGCCACAATCACACTGAACGATATTGTGTTCAAACTCAACGTATCGTTCGATCCTGTGCCCGCTTTCGCAGACAAATTCATACATCCGTTTCATTCTGTAAATCCTCGTATGTCCGTGAGCTGGCCTCGCGTAAGGTTTTCAGCCACGTTAGAATAGAAATCTCACCTTTTTTAAACTGTAACTGTTTTTCACTTTCTACGGCAGAAATATTATTAAGCGCGGCTATCATGGCGTCTATATCTATTATCAGATCAGTCCAGCCTTCGGTAGCCATCATGGAGAACCGGGCTTCATAATATGCCTGTAATTCTGGACTCATTTACCAAGGCACTCCTACAGCCCAAGTAGTATTCATAATTACCAACCCGCCAAGTCTGCATACTTCTGACCGTCCTCGCCACAATCAACGAGGAATTCGTCTTTCTGTTCTGCGCTGTAGTTGCGGCACTTTACGCGCTTGAGTTCTTTAGGGACATCGTTCTCATCCAGCACTTCCTCCAGCCACGTACCTTCTAAGGTGTTTGACTTGATGTCGTGACACACTGCGGCTAAGTATTTCAAGATGTTGCTCCTTTGTGAATGTTGAAGTTAAACTGAATCGCATCGGATAACGATCCAACTGTGTCGTTCCGTAGTTTTATAATTACAGTGCCAGCACTCCACGCGCTTGCTTGTAATGTGTAATTAACAAAGTTACCCGAAGAAGAATTAAGATTAACTGTGATTGTATCTGCTGCCGCAAGTATGGAATTGTTTAAGGTAAAAGTCACCGTTGTTAGTCCACCCAACGCTGCGCCATTCATCGTTATTGTTCCACAAGGCTTGTTCAACGTTACAGCAGTACTCTTATCCGTTGCCTGTGTAACCGTCCCACCAGCGCCTGTGCCGTAGCCTAGACCTGCGACATTAGTAACAAGCACGTTGCCGCTGGAGTCGATACGCATACGTTCTGCAAGAGTATCGCTAACTCGTGTTTGAAACACCATTGCGCCACCAGTGCCGTTGGTGGTGGTGTTCACTGCATCAATTTCAGCAAGCGTCCTTATGCTTGTATCTCTGGCTTGAAACAACAATGAAGCCGCCGTTACTCCAGAGACAGTTGTATCGCCTGTACCGTCGTGGATGCTCAACTGACCGGCTGTAGCAGATGCGCCTTTTACCTCAAGTTTGTAAGCCGGGGCAGTCGTCCCAATGCCCACTTGGTCAGACGAATTAACAGTTATCGCCATAAACCCTTGATTAGGCCCATAGCCACGACCAATCTTTAACTTCGCACTATCGTTGTCATCGATCCCGAAATACCAATTTGCTGAAGCGCTACTGTTTAGCAGCTCGTAGGAAGGAGAATATCCGGAAGCTCGCACTGTGGGGGCAGAACCGACTGTGCCTGTAGGTTTTGTAATGTACAGACCCACTGATCCCGCACCGGATTGGTCTATTTGCAACTTTCCATTTGGCGAACTCGTCCCAATCCCCACATTGCCGCTGCTGGTTGCAAAGTTGGAACCGATTGTCGAACTTAACGAAGTAAACGCACCCGTAGTCGGAAGCGTAAAGCCTACAGTGCCGTTAATGTTGATGCTGGCAGTGCCGGTGAGGTTGGTTACTGTGCCGGAGGCGGGGATGCCTAGAATTGCACCGTTACCTAGCGTGGCTACGCCTGTGACTCCAAGAGTGCTAGAAAATGTGCCGGTGGTAAACGCACCCGCCAGCGGAGTCGTAGCGCCCACAGTGCCGTTAATGTTGATACTGGCAGTGCCGGTGAGGTTGGTTACTGTGCCGCTGGACGGTGTGCCGAGCGCACCGCCGTTGACGACAAACGCACCAGCAGTTCCGGTATTAACTCCCAACGCGGTAACGACACCTGTCCCTGTGGTCGTAGTGGCTGGAGCTGCTCCAGCACCGCCGCCCAGGACTAACGCGCTGGCAGTAAGCGCAGCCGATGTTGCCCAGGTAGACGCGCTTGAAAAGTAAGGTACGCCGCCGCTGGTTCCTGCCACGGTCAACGCCAAGGTGCCGGATGCGGTGATCGGTGAGCCAGCAACCGAAATTAAGCCGCCAGTGAAGGACTGCGCCACGCTGGTAACCGTGCCGCCGCCGGATACTGTGGCCCACGATGTAGCCGTCCCGTTGGTGGTCAGGAACTTGCCGCTGTTGCCCGTTTGCGACGGAATGAGTGCTGTGATCTGCGCTTGCAATGACGCCAGCGTGTCCAGCACATACTGGGATGTGCCGCCGCCACTAGAAACAATCTTGATCTGCTCGGCCAGCTCGGGCGCTACCACTTCGCCAACATTCATTTCGACGCCGGTAGAAAGCGAGATTACCAGGCTACCGTCGAAGTCGATGCGCGCGTTCGTGACCGACACGCCGTCGGCGCCATCAGCGCCATCTGTGCCGTTGCGTCCGTCTGTGCCCTTAATGCCGGGTGCGCCATCGCGTCCAGCCTTGCCATCCTTACCTGGCTTGCCGTCGCGCCCATTGGCGCCATCACGACCATCCTTGATCGTTATGACCCGCTTCTCAATCGCGTTGCCTACGGAATCAAACCGTTCTCGTATGTCTGACTCGATCTTCTTCAACGCTTCGACAACAAGCTGCACGTTTTCGGCAACCTTTTTGCGCTGCATGTCCTTAACTTCGGACACCGAATTATTCACTACGCCAAACACATTATCAGCTATGCCATCGATGTTACCGTCGCTGAACATTTTATCGATATCCATTATCTCAGCGCTCCAGAAAGTTTAGTCAAAAACTCGTTTTCCATTTCAGCAACGCTATCGCTGGCTTTTGACATTTGCAGTTCTACGATCTTGCTCTTGTTTTTGATATCCGCTTCCTTCAGCATCAATTCTGCGATCTTCACCCGCTTGTCAAACTCGCGGCTGTTAGCGTCATCCGCGTTGGGTAGATTCTTGGTTACCGAGGCTAGGATCTTGGCTTCGGCTTCTTTCGGCATTAGCTGCACTTCGGTAAGCAACTTCTGCACTTCGGCACGGTTCTGCTCGGCCTGCGTCGTGTTGAGCGCAATCTGTGCTTGTGCGGCTTGCATCGCTAATTGCTGTTGCACCTGCTGCATCTGCTGCGCTTCCGGGTTCGGTTGCGACATTTCATCCAGTTTTGCCATCAGCTCGTAGCGATTCGACAGGCTGGAATTACCCAAGATGCCCTTCAGGATCAGCGGCAGCACTGGCGTATCTGGTCCCAGTGTCTGCAATAACCCAATAAACTGCTGCTGCTCGTACTCGCGCGCGATGATGCCCAGTGTTGCCGTCGGGATAAACTTCATGTCCACCGATGGATACCGTTCGGGGTCAAACTGCATATACCGATAGGCCGCTTTGTAAATGAACGGAATCAAGAAATCCTCTTGAAAGTTCACCAGCGTGCGCTTGTATTTCTTGATGATGGTTGCCACCGCCATTGACATTCCGGCGCCATCACGGTTGCCCTGGCTAACCATGCCCTGCGAGTCCAGCGTGCCGGTTGCCTGCAGCAACATAGTCTCGAACACCTTGGCCGTTGTCAGATTGTTGCCGTCGGTGCTGCCGAACTTGAACGGATACAGGATCTCGCTCGGCGCGCCGTTGGTGAGAATGGCCTTACCAGGCTTCACTTCAAACTTTGCCCCGCGCGGTAGCCGTGTGGCGTCCATAGCGATCATCGGGCTGGTGGTCAACGCCAGTGAGTCCAGATGGCTACGCACCTGGGCATCGATCGCCTTCTGCATGTTAAAGGCTTTTTCAACCGTGCCGCGGCCAAGCAGTCGATTCGGAACAGTATCGTCCTGATACGAAATGATCGGACGATCCTTCATCATGTACGGACTTTCTTCGGCCTTCAGCAGCACGCTCTCGTTTGCAATAACAACGATTGCTTCCACCAAGTCGGAATACTCATCCTGCGCTGAACTCTCGGGAAACAGATCGACGATATCTTCGTCGCTGTTCGTCAGCAGCTCGCGCGGCACCAGACCGTAATAGGTCAGCAAGCGCACTTTCCCGTCACGATACTGCGTGATCTCTTGCGTAGGCTCCAGCTTTGTGTCTTCCGAGTCTGTGCCTAGCTCCACCTTACGATAGATGCCGTCTTCCTGCCCTTTGACGATCTTGTGGATGGAAATATACTTTTCCACCGCCACGCCCATGCAGTCATCAACACTGGTGCCGTTTGGGTCGAACAGGAAATTCTTGGGGTTGACCGGCATAATTACAACGCCGATGCGCTCCTTCTCCTGCACACCTATTGCCGCTTGCCCCATCTGCCCGGGTATCGGTTGCGTAGCAGGCACAAACAGCTTGCTAGCAACCACCGCAATCTCGCCTATGCCGGTGCCGTAAATCTCGGCCATTAGCTCGATTTGGTCGATAGATTTTCGGATCTTATCAACCTTGAAGTCTTCCATGAGCTGCGCCTTCAACATCTCCACGTCCAACGGGTTGTTGTTCACATCCCGCAGGTCGTCCTGGATGTCGAAGAAATCACCCTGGCCGAAGATCGCTTCCATGATCTCCGCGTGCCGTGTCTCGACGGCCTGCTGCGCGGCTGGCGTGACGATGCGACTGCGCTCAGAATCGCGGCGCTTGTCCTGCGCCGCCCATTGGCCGCGAAAGATGCGCTCGTATTCTTCCCACAGGGCTAGAAAATTGGTATCGCGGTAAGTGCGCCAGCGGTCGCAGTGGTCGATAACGAAAGATGTCAGCTCGCGATCATTTTCGGTCGGCTGCTGGTATTCATACTCGCCGATGACGCCGTTCTCATCGCCGGTTTCACTGTCATTCACAAACGCCATATATCAGACTCCCGACACTACGTCGATAGGCACCCAGGTGTCTTCCTGCTCCTCAAAATACGACGTTATCGCCAACTGATCTATATAGGAAAGCGCGTCTGGCAGGTCGTCGTGGACGCCCTGCGCTGGGAACATCAATAACTGATCCACGAATTCATCAAAATCCTCATCACTATTGAGGATAACCCGACCATGCTCGAAACGGCCTTGCAACGACCAGATGATCCGGTCTGCCTTTTTTCGGTTGCCATGCGTCAGGTCAATAATGTGAGAATATACATTACTTTTACGCATTAGGTCACTTAAATATGGCAAAACGGCGTTTTTTAACGCTCCGCGCTCAATTCCCACTGCTACCGGGCGATAATCGCGTATTGCCATCAGGATATTGGACGCGGTTTCCTTGATGTCCCAACGGCCATGATCGATCTTTTTCACCCACCACTTGCCGTCATCGGTAACTTTGACCACGGCGATCGCGGTTTCGTCCAGCCGCTTGCGCGCATTTGCTGCTTGCTTGGAAACTTCTTCAAATCCGGCTAGATCGCACGCTATATAGTAGCTTCCGACTTCAGGCTCTTCGCCATACTTAAGCCATACCTCTTTGAAGATATCGCTACCGGCGGTATCGAAGCTCGCCATGTATTCCTGTTTGAAACTGAAGCTCGATAGCGTCTTCTTCGCGCTCTCGATCTCGTCCGGGTCGATCATCGGGTTGTCTTTGGTCGTGAAATGCCAAGACTTCCAGTCGGAATCCGTTTCGTTCTTTCCAAGGTTGAACAGATCGTAAAACCAATTGCGCCCTCGTGGGGTGCCGATAAAGATTGCGCGCCCTTTCTTGTCGCTCAAGCTGGCTCTGATGACCTGCTCCCACGCCTCGGACTTGATATCTGCCACCTCATCCAGGACCGCATAGGTCAGGCTGACCCCGCGCAGCGTGTCCGGTCGGTCGGCGCCGCGCACGTAGATGCGCGCGCCGTTGATGAGTGTGATATCCAGATTGTTGACGTGGCTAGATTGAATCACCTCCCTTCCCAGATCCAGCAGCAGATCCCAGATGATCTGCCGGGACTGCCCCATCGTCGGGCTGACATACAGCACTGCTGATCCTTGCGGGCAGCGCAACGCCTCGATCAATAACGTCGTTGCCGCCAGTCTTGACTTGCCGCAGCGCCGACCGGCTGCGATCACCTTAAATCGTGTGGTGTCCTTGAAGACTTCCTGCTGCCAAGGCAACAGGCTGAAGTTTAAGTCGGCCATTAGGCCACGTCCTCTATGTCCTTTTGCCCCGGCGTCGCTTCAATAGTCGCGCCAATACCAGTGATGTTTATCGTCACCGCGCCACGGTGTCCTTTGTCTTTCTCAAACAAACTGACCGGCAGCGTGCGCTCCATACATAACTTCAGTGCGGCCATCTGGCTAGGATGATCGTCGTTCATCGCAATATCCACCACTTTCTGCACCACGCGCTGGCCGCTGCTGTCGAGCAGCATCTGCTTTAACTCGTTCAAACGCTGGTAGTCCGTCTTCGGCAGCACCTTCGGCGCGCGATACCGTTTGGTCAGCTTGTCCATATTTCCAACTATAACTTATTACTAGTTAAACCGCTACTGTAAGTAGCTTACTTGCGCCGTTTTGCTCTTTTTTTGTGGGTGGGGGGGTCCGCAAATTTCTCGTGCCGACCGATACCCCCTCCCCCCCATGTTGCACTGCAGCATATTGCACTGCACCATGCGGATTTTTGCCCGGGAGCCAGCGGGCCAGCGGATCCGCCAGCCAGCCAGCCAGCGGATCCGCCAGCCAGCCGACGAGCCGACGAGCCAGCCAGCCAGCCGACGAGCCAGGCGAGCCGGGCGAGCCAGGCGAGCCGACCAGCCGACGAGCCGACGAGCCGACGAGCCGACGAGCCGACGAGCCGACGAGCCGACGAGCCGACGAGCCGACGAGCCGACGAGCCGACGAGCCGACGAGCCAGATTATGTTAAATCACGTGGGCGTAAAGATATTGCGTGCGCAGCCTATCAGTCTGATTTTTTCACTAACGCGATATTTTCCGGTCGCATACCTGGGCGGTACCCTAGCGCGTGCAAATGCTGGTAGATCGCTAGAATCTCATGCCAACCTTGCGAGAGATCGCCAGACCCAGCTGCTAACAATACCGCGCGCGCCAGGGGGGTAAGTGGCCGCCGGAACGCGACGGTATCAATTTTGCATGGGCGGCCTTTCATGCGCGCCATTGTACTCTATAGGCACTATTAGCTACTTTTGACCCCGGTAAAAGTCGCGCCCACAGAAATCCGGGTACCTACTACTAATATCTAATAAATGTACCAAACAGTTTTGTGATCTACTGAAATATAGCTTATTACTGATATTTCAATGCGTTGGCGCTGTCGCGCGGCAAATAAAACTGCAAAGTTTGCACGTTAAAATTATTTGTGACGAAAAAGCTTGCAAAATAGAATCAGGCATGGTGAAATGCTCTTGCTGTCCCGAAAATCAACTACAGGAAACTACCATGAACAAATCCGAAACACGCGAATTGAATAAACTGATTGCCCTTGCAAATGCAATAGCTGGCACCGATTCGCGCCATTGTGTGGCATATCTGGCACGCGGCTATAGCGCGCTAATCCGTGCTACGCGCACAACGAACTCGCGCGATCACATGCTCGATTGCGCTCAACGCAATCCCGCCGTAATCGCGCACCCGGATTTTATAATCTCGTAGCATCCATGCGCGCCAATTGGCGCGCATGAAAATCAACTAAATTGGAGTAAAACATGAACAAAAAACAGGCGCACGAGATTCACGGCGGATTGACCCAAACGACAAAAATGCCGTGCAAATCCTACTCTTTACCTACAATCGCGTGCGTTAC